GAACGGGATTATTTCACCCTCAGAGCGCGACTGATAATAATGCAAAAACAACTTGAAGGGGCACAGCTATACATTCGAGAGCAATGCCTCAGATAAAAACCGGCCAAGGATAATCCGCTGAAGATTCGCCGGTGGCTAAAGTGTGCCAAGAGTTCAATTTACGCAATTACTCCTGTCGATGCTATGCACCGTCTTTGTGAAGTCAATGGATACCTGATTTATTTCTGTGCGCTGTATCGTCGCTGTACTCTTGCATTAATTATGACTGTAGCCTGACGGGGAACTCCTTCTGCACAAGTGTGGGGGAATAATCAAAAACGATGCACACCGGGGTTACCGGGTACACATATTTCATCATGCCAGCGAGTCCGGTTCTGGCACGGAAGAAACCGGACGTTATGATTTAGTGCGGAAATATTTGTGTAGTGTTCTGAATGTTCTCAGTAAAGAGTAATGAATTATCAAAGGTATAGTAATACCTTTTGTTTTCGTGGATATTTGTAATCCATCTGAAAACCCCTGCTGTAGCAAGATTTTTCCTGTATTCGTAAAATGATAACTCTCCTGATTTGAATCCTTTTAAGGTGGCTTCTATAAGGCATTTATTTTTTGAAAATCTTACATTTACAACCTTACCCTGTCCTTTTATTAAAACCGTATTATCGTTTTCAAGAACAAGATGAATATTCTCTGTGGCTAAATAGTAAATGTAATGTGAGACATTGTGACGTTTTAGTTCAGAATAAAACCAGTGATAGTTTAAATTATTTCGCACTTTATCGAATATTTGTTTAAAAATGGCAACCTGAGCCATTGTAGTACCTTCCATGTGATATGAGGGGCGTAGTCTGCACGATTATCTAAATTGCTTCAATCTGGTCTGATCTGTTTTCTGAGCAATTCAGTAATGTCACTCTTTTCTTTGTTTGCTTCAGGAGAAACTCTTTTTTCTGAGCACAGTCTCCGGCGGCAGGCTTCAATGACCCAGGCTGAGAAATTCCCGGACCCTTTTTGATCAAGAGCGATGTTAATTTGTTCAATCATTTGGTTAGGAAAGCGGATGTTGCGGGTTGTTGTTCTGCGGGTTCTGTTCTTCGTTGACATGAGGTTGTCCCGTATTCAGTGTCGCTGATTTGTATTGTCTGAAGTTGTTTTTACGTTAAGTTGATGCAGATCAATTAATACGATACCTGCGTCATAATTGATTATTTGACGTGGTTTGATGGCGTAGATGCACGTTGTGACATGTAGATGATAATTATTATCATTTTGCGGGTCCTTTCCGGCGATCCGACAGGTTACGGGGCGGCGACCTCGCGGGTTTTCGCTATTTATGAAAATTTTCCGGTTTAAGGTGTTTCCGTTCTTCTTCGTCGTAACTTAATGTTTTTATTTAAAATACCCCCTGAAAAGAAAGGAAACGACAGGTGCTGAAAGCGAGCTTTTTGGCCTCTGTCGTTTCCTTTCTCTGTTTTTGTCCGTGGAATGAACAATGGAAGTCAACAAAAAGCAGCTGGCTGACATTTTCGGTGCGAGTATCCGTACCATTCAGAACTGGCAGGAACAGGGAATGCCCGTTCTGCGAGGCGGTGGCAAGGGTAATGAGGTGCTTTATGACTCTGCCGCCGTCATAAAATGGTATGCCGAAAGGGATGCTGAAATTGAGAACGAAAAGCTGCGCCGGGAGGTTGAAGAACTGCGGCAGGCCAGCGAGGCAGATCTCCAGCCAGGGACTATTGAGTACGAACGCCATCGACTTACGCGTGCGCAGGCCGACGCACAGGAACTGAAGAATGCCAGAGACTCCGCTGAAGTGGTGGAAACCGCATTCTGTACTTTCGTGTTGTCGCGGATCGCAGGTGAAATTGCCAGTATTCTCGACGGGATCCCCCTGTCGGTGCAGCGGCGTTTTCCGGAACTGGAAAACCGACATGTTGATTTCCTGAAACGGGATATCATCAAAGCCATGAACAAAGCAGCCGCGCTGGATGAACTGATACCGGGGTTGCTGAGTGAATATATCGAACAGTCAGGTTAACAGGCTGCGGCATTTTGTCCGCGCCGGGCTTCGCTCACTGTTCAGGCCGGAGCCACAGACCGCCGTTGAATGGGCGGATGCTAATTACTATCTCCCGAAAGAATCCGCATACCAGGAAGGGCGCTGGGAAACACTGCCCTTTCAGCGGGCCATCATGAATGCGATGGGCAGCGACTACATCCGTGAGGTGAATGTGGTGAAGTCTGCCCGTGTCGGTTATTCCAAAATGCTGCTGGGTGTTTATGCCTACTTTATAGAGCATAAGCAGCGCAACACCCTTATCTGGTTGCCGACGGATGGTGATGCCGAGAACTTTATGAAAACCCACGTTGAGCCGACCATCCGCGATATTCCGTCGCTGCTGGCGCTGGCTCCGTGGTATGGCAAAAAGCACCGGGATAACACGCTCACTATGAAGCGTTTTTCCAATGGTCGTGGCTTCTGGTGCCTGGGCGGTAAAGCGGCAAAAAACTACCGTGAAAAGTCAGTGGATGTGGCGGGTTATGATGAACTTGCTGCCTTTGATGAGGATATTGAACAGGAAGGCTCTCCGACGTTCCTTGGCGACAAACGTATTGAAGGCTCGGTCTGGCCAAAGTCCATCCGTGGCTCCACGCCCAAAGTGAGAGGCACCTGTCAGATTGAGCGTGCAGCCAGTGAATCCCCGCATTTTATGCGTTTTCATGTTGCCTGCCCGCATTGCGGGGAGGAGCAGTATCTTAAATTTGGCGACAAAGAGACGCCGTTTGGCCTCAAATGGACGCCGGATGACCCCTCCAGCGTGTTTTATCTCTGCGAGCATAATGCCTGCGTCATCCGCCAGCAGGAGCTGGACTTTACTGATGCCCGTTATATCTGCGAAAAGACCGGGATCTGGACCCGTGATGGCATTCTCTGGTTTTCGTCATCCGGTGAAGAGATTGAGCCACCTGACAGTGTGACCTTTCACATCTGGACAGCGTACAGCCCGTTCACCACCTGGGTGCAGATTGTCAAAGACTGGATGAAAACGAAAGGGGATACGGGAAAACGTAAAACCTTCGTAAACACCACGCTCGGTGAGACGTGGGAGGCGAAAATTGGCGAACGTCCGGATGCTGAAGTGATGGCAGAGCGGAAAGAGCATTATTCAGCGCCCGTTCCTGACCGTGTGGCTTACCTGACCGCCGGTATCGACTCCCAGCTGGACCGCTACGAAATGCGCGTATGGGGATGGGGGCCGGGTGAGGAAAGCTGGCTGATTGACCGGCAGATTATTATGGGCCGCCACGACGATGAACAGACGCTGCTGCGTGTGGATGAGGCCATCAATAAAACCTATACCCGCCGGAATGGTGCAGAAATGTCGATATCCCGTATCTGCTGGGATACTGGCGGGATTGACCCGACCATTGTGTATGAACGCTCGAAAAAACATGGGCTGTTCCGGGTGATCCCCATTAACCGCGTTGCTTCATCCGCGATATCGCAGTCTGCGTCACAGGTTGCCCGTGAGACAAAGGTACGCCGGAAACTGGTAAAGGAAAGGGCCAGGCTGAAAAGGGCCACGGTCAAAAATCCGCAGGCCAGAATCAAAGTTAACCGGGGGGATTTGCCCGTAATCAAGCTGGGTAATGCGCGGGTTGTCCTGTCCCGCCGCAGGCGTCGTAAAAAGGGGCAGCGTTCATCCCTGAAAGGTGGCGGCAGCGTGCTTGTGGTGGGTAACCGTCGTATTCCCGGCGCGTTTATTCAGCAACTGAAAAACGGCCGGTGGCATGTTATGCAGCGTGTGGCCGGGAAAAACCGTTACCCCATTGATGTGGTGAAAATCCCGATGGCGGTGCCGCTGACCACGGCGTTTAAACAGAATATTGAACGGATACGGCGTGAACGTCTTCCGAAAGAGCTGGGCTATGCGCTGCAGCATCAACTGAGAATGGTAATAAAGCGATGAAACATACTGAACTCCGTGCAGCCGTACTGGATGCACTGGAGAAGCATGACACCGGGGCGACGCTTTTTGATGGTCGCCCCGCTGTTTTTGATGAGGAAGATTTTCCGGCAATTGCCGTTTATCTCACCGGCGCTGAATACACGGGCGAAGAGCTGGACAGCGATACCTGGCAGGCGGAGCTGCATATTGAAGTTTTCCTGCCTGCTCAGGTGCCGGATTCAGAGCTGGATGCATGGATGGAGTCCCGGATTTATCCGGTGATGAGCGATATCCCGGCACTGTCAGATTTGATCACCAGTATGGTGGCCAGCGGCTATGACTACCGGCGCGACGATGATGCGGGCCTGTGGAGTTCTGCCGATCTGACTTATGTCATTACCTATGAAATGTGAGGACGCTATGCCTGTACCAAATCCTGTAATGCCGGTGAAAGGTGCCGGGACCACCCTGTGGGTTTATAAGGGGAGCGGTGACCCTTATGCGAACCCGCTTTCAGACGTTGACTGGTCGCGTCTGGCTAAAGTTAAAGACCTGACGCCCGGCGAACTGACCGCTGAGTCCTATGACGACAGCTATCTCGATGATGAAGATGCGGACTGGACTGCGACCGGGCAGGGGCAGAAATCTGCCGGAGATACCAGCTTCACGCTGGCGTGGATGCCCGGAGAGCAGGGGCAGCAGGCGCTGCTGGCGTGGTTTAATGAAGGGGATACCCGTGCCTATAAAATCCGCTTCCCGAACGGCACGGTCGATGTGTTCCGCGGCTGGGTCAGCAGTATCGGTAAGGCGGTGACGGCGAAGGAAGTGATCACCCGCACGGTGAAAGTCACCAACGTGGGACGCCGGATGGCTTTGGTGGCACGGAACCGCGTATCACCTGTAATGCGTACCTGACCACGCAGCGCAAGGCGTGGGATGTGCTCAGTGATTTCTGCTCGGCGATGCGCTGTATGCCGGTATGGAACGGGCAGACGCTGACGTTCGTGCAGGACCGGCCATCGGATAAGGTGTGGACCTATAACCGCAGTAATGTGGTGATGCCGGATGATGGCGCGCCGTTCCGCTACAGCTTCAGCGCCCTGAAGGACCGTCATAATGCCGTTGAGGTGAACTGGATTGACCCGAATAACGGCTGGGAGACGGCGACAGAGCTTGTGGAGGATACGCAGGCCATTGTCCGTTACGGTCGTAACGTCACGAAGATGGATGCCTTTGGCTGTACCAGCCGGGGGCAGGCACACCGCGCCGGGCTGTGGCTGATTAAAACGGAGCTGCTGGAGACGCAGACCGTGGACTTCAGCGTGGGCGCAGAAGG